GCCATCTTTTTACGTCCGCAAAATTCAGGTTTTGAAATGGCCAGACCGCGCACCCCCACGAACGTGCTGAAAATGAAAGGTTCTTTTGCAAAAGACCCTCAGCGCGAGCGTGAAGATCCAGATACCGAAAAGCTAAAATCGTGCCCTCTGCACTTGTCGGCTGCTCAACGGGAAATCTGGAAAGATCTTGTGAAGGCTGCGCCTAAGAACGTCATCACGGAAGCGGATCGGTTTGCGCTGGAAATATGCTGCGCCCTGCTCGATCAATTCCGGCTTGATCCGGTAGAGTTCACCGCGGCAAAGCTGGTTCGCCTGGAAACATTGCTGGGCAAATTCGGCATGACGCCATCCGATCGCGCCAAAGTGGCCGGGCCTGTCAAGAAGAAGGCTGGCGGCAACGCATTCGCTGACCTTTAATGGCTGCAAAAACAGTCTATGCGAACGTTGCGAAGGCGGAAGCCTACGCGCGCGACGTGATATCCGGCAAGATCGTTGCCTGCAAATGGATCAAGCTGGCCTGCAAGCGTCACATTTCGGATAAACGCAAGGCTCGTAGTAAGGCTTACCCCTACAAGTTTGACCCGGCCAAGGCTGAGAAGGTCGCCAAGTTCCTGCAGCTACTGCCCCACACAAAGGGTAAGTGGGCCAGCAAACGCGAGCGCATCACCCTTGAGCCATGGCAGCTGTTTTCAGTGTGCATACCTTTCGGCTGGATCCAGAAGAAAGACGGCAACCGCCGGTTCCGAACCATCACGGTTTTTGTACCCAGGAAGAACGGCAAGTCAATCATCGGTGGCGGTGTTGGCGTTTACATGTTCGCTGCTGACGACGAGTTCGGCGCCGAAGTGTATTCAGGTGCAACAACAGAGAAGCAGGCATGGGAAGTATTCAGGCCCGCAAAGCTAATGGTAGAGCGAACCCCTGCCCTACAAGAGCACTACGGCGTAGAAGTGAACGCCTCGAATATGTTTCGAATGGAAGACGGCTCGCGCTTTGAGCCCGTCATCGGCAAGCCTGGCGACGGATCAAGTCCGTCCTGTTCGATTGTTGATGAGTACCACGAACACCAGGACAGCACACTGTTCGACACGATGGAAACCGGCATGGGCGCCCGCGAGCAACCCATCATGCTGGTGATTACCACGGCCGGCTCAAGCATCGGCGGGCCGTGCCACCTGCTGATACGCGACTGCGAGCGGATGTTGGAGGGTGTGATTGATCGCCCTGACCTGTGGGCCATGCTCTACACGATTGACGAAGGCGACGACTGGACGGACGTGAAGTCTCTGGTCAAAGCAAACCCCAACTACGGCATCAGCATCAGCGGCGACTTTCTTGAAGCGCGTCAGCGCGATGCGATGCAGTCAGCCGCCAAACAGGCCACTTTCCGCACGAAGCACTTGAACGAATGGGTCGGCGCAAAGAATGCCTGGCTCAACATGCTGCGGTGGAAGCAATGCCCGGAGCGCAAGAGCCTCAGTGAACTGGAAGGCAGGCCCTGCTATATCGGCCTCGACCTCGCCAGCAAGGTGGATATTGCGGGCAACTTGCTTGTGTTTCCGCCTGTTGATGGCGACCCCCTCTGGCACGTTCACGGCAGGTACTACTTGCCAGAGGCCAGGGTGATTGAGGAGCTGGACAGCAACACCGGGCGTTATCGAGAGTTCGACGCCTTGGGGCTTATGACGCTGACTGACGGCGAGGTGATCGAGTTCGAAGTTATCAAAGAGGATCTGCGCGAGTTCTCCGGTCGCTTTGATGTGCAGGAGGTTGCATACGATCCTTGGCAGGCCACGCAACTTGCGCAAGAGATGCAGGCCGAGGGGATGCTCATGGTTGAGGTTCGCCAAACCGTGCAGAACATCTCCGAGCCCATGAAAGAGCTGGAGGCGCTGGTGCTTCGCAAGGTCCTGGCGCACGGCGACTGCCCAATTCTGACCTGGATGGCGAGCAACGTGGTTGCCAAACTGGACGCGAAGGACAATATCTATCCAAACAAGGAGCGGCCCGAGAACAAAATCGACGGCGTTGTTGGTTTGATAATGGCGCTCAGTCGCGCAATCAGTGCAGAGGATACCGGCGACACCGCTGGATTCATCACAAACCCGATCATGGTAGGAATCTAATGGCCGAAGACAAGAAGCCCGGGCGAGTAAAGAGCGCTCTGCTGAACTGGCTGGGTGTGCCGGTCAACCTATCTACAAAAGGGTTCTGGAATGATTTTTACGGCACGTCCAGTAGCGGAAAGGCAGTTACGGTTGATGGGGCCCTGCAGCTTTCGACTGTGTGGGCCTGCGTCCGGCTGCTGAGCGAAACCGTATCCACGCTACCCCTAAAGCTGTATCGCCGCATGCCAGACGGGTCAAGGGAGTCGGCGAGCAATCACCCCCTATACCGCGTCCTCTGCGTTAAACCCAACGCCGAAATGACGCCCGGCCGATTCATGTTAGCGATCGTGGCAAGCCTGGTGATGAGGGGCAACGCTTTCGTCGAGAAGAGGTATGTCGGCACTCGGATCGTTGCCCTAGTTCCGCTGCTCCCTCAGTTGGTAACTTATGAGCGGCTAAAAAGTGGAAAGCTGGAATATACACACACTGAAGATGGCGTAAAACGGATCCTGAGTGAATCCCAGATAATGCACATCCGCGGCTTCGGCATGGACGGCGTGGCCGGGATGATGCCAATTCATGCCGGACGTGATGTTATGGGAGCCGCCATGTCTGCTGATGAAGCCGCTGCTAAGTTCTTCGAGAACGGCATGCAGGCATCAGGCTTTCTGAGTCAGGAATCCGGCACTCTTACGACTCCTCAACGCGAGGAGTTGCGCAAGAGCTTGACGTCTTTCGCAGGTTCTAAGAACGCCGGAAAATTGATGGTTCTGGAAGGTGGCTTGAAATACCAGGGCGTAACACTAAACCCCGAAGCCGCCCAAATGCTGCAGACTCGCTCCTTTCAGATCGAGGAAATCTGCCGGTGGTTCCGAGTTCCGCCAATGATGGTCGGGCACATGGAGAAAGCTTCCAGCTGGGCCAGCAGCGTGGAAGGTATGAACCTGCAGTTTCTCACCAACACATTGCGCCCGCTTCTGGACAACATCGAACAGGAAATAATCCGCTGCCTTATCGGAGAAGCGGAATCGGAAAGCTACTACGCCGAATTTGCGGTAGAAGGTTTGCTCCGCGCAGACATGTCTGCTCGGCGTGAGTGGTATGCGAGCGCCCTGCAAAATGGATGGATGAGCCGCAACCGAGTGGCTGCGCTTGAGAACATGCCGCCGATCCCTGGTGGCGATATCCATACCGTGCAATCAAACCTGATCCCGCTCGACCAGCTTGGCAAGGCGCCAGGCGATAGCGAACAGATGCGCGCCGCGCTTTCTGCCTGGCTGCAACCTACCGACAAAAGCCGGACATCCGGCAGCTCTGGAGAATAGCCCATGACATTACGAAGCCTTCCGGCAGCGCCGGCGGGGCGTCCGCGCACGGGCGTTTCTTTCGACCTGAAGCCGCAGGCCCTGGAGCGCTGGAACCCCAGCATTCAGGCAGCACAGGATGAGCCCAACACTATCTCTATCCTTGACGCCATTGGGTACGACGACTGGACAGACGAGGGCGTTACTGCCAAGCGAATCGGTGAGAGGCTTCGCAGCTTCGGTGGCGAAGACATAACCATCAACATGAACTCCCCTGGTGGAGATATGTTTGAAGGTCTGGCCATTTACAACATGCTGCGCGAGTACAAAGGCAAGGTCACCGTTAAGGTGCTGGGCCTATCTGCTTCTGCCGCATCAATCGTTGCTATGGCCGCCGATGAAATCCAGATTGCTCGCGCTGGTTTTTTTATGATCCACAACAGCTGGACCGTGGCTATGGGCAACCGCCACGAGTTCCGAGAGCTGGCCGACACGCTGGAGCCTTTTGATGCCGCAATGGCCGACATCTACTCCGCCCGCACAGGGGAAGATGCTGAGGCAATGAAGACGCTGATGGACGGCGAAACATGGATAAACGGATCTTCCGCTGTCGATCAAGGCTTTGCAGACTCCATGCTCACATCTGACGAAGTAGATCAAGGCGGCAGCGCCTCCGCGAATCTCGCCGCCGCTAAGAAGCTGGACCTAATACTTGCAAAGCAAGGCATGCCCCGCAGTGAGCGGCGAGCCCTTATTCAAGAAATCAAGTCGAGCACGCCCAGCGCTGCTCGGCCCGGTACGCATGACGCTGCCGAAAACCTGGCCGAACAGGCCGAACAGATCGCCGAATTAATCAACGCCTTTCGCGCGGATAGCTCGGCAGCAATCAAAGCAATCGAGGATAAATATCATGTCTGAATCTCAAGAGCTGCTGAACAAGTTCAGCTCCGAGCTTAAGTTGGCCTCCAGCGCTTTTAGCGCCCAAGCCGAAAGCGCCCTGGCCGAGGCCAAAAAAGCTGGCACTCTTTCAGCAGAAACCAAGTCCTCCGTCGATGAGATGGCGATGAAGTTCAACACACTCACCGAGGCAGAGAAGCAGCTAAAATCCCAGCTTGGCGAGCTGGAGCAGGAGTTTGCACGCATGCCCGCGCAGAGCTCCGCAGGTTCTCGCGAAAGCCTGGGTTCAACGGTTGTTAAGTCTGAAGCTCTGGCCGAATTCGCCAAGAGCTTGCAGGGCAATCGCCGCGTCAGCATTCCGGTAAATGCCGCCTTGCTGAGCACCGATGTGGCCGAAGGCGTTGTTGAGCCTCAGCGCTTGCCCGGCATTGACGTTGCGCCTAAGCAGCGCCTGTTTATTCGTGACCTGATCGCGCCAGGCCGCACCACTTCACCTGCTATATTCTGGGTGCAGCAGACTGGATTCACCAACAACGCAGCTCCTGTTGGCGAGAACCCTGCTGGCGGCAAGCCCTACAGCGAAATCACTTTCGATACCAAGATCACGCCGGTAACCACTATCGCGCACATGTTCAAGGCATCGAAGCAGATCCTGGATGACTTCGCCCAACTGCAATCCACTGTTGATGCAGAAATGCGTTACGGCCTGAAGTATGTGGAAGAAGCACAGATTCTGTTCGGTGACGGTATCGGCGTGAATCTGAGCGGTATCGTTCCGCAGGCAAGCGCTTACAGTGCCGCATTCACCCCTGACGCAATGACTCAGATTGACGAGTTGCGCCTGGCGATGCTGCAGGCTCAGCTGGCACGATTGCCCGCATCTGGCCACATTCTGCACTTCATGGACTGGGCGAAAATCGAACTGAACAAGGACACGCTCGGCCGCTACATCATTGGTAATCCGATGAATCTGGCTAGCCCTAGCCTTTGGGGTCTACCTGTCGTCGCTACCGAGATTGCCGCATTCCAGGGCAAGTTCCTGACCGGTGCGTTCCAGACCGGCGCTCAGATCTTTGATCGCGAAGAAGCCAACGTGGTGATCTCCACCGAAAACGCTGACGACTTCGAAAAGAACATGATCTCGATTCGCTGCGAAGAGCGGTTGGCGCTGGCAGTAAAGCGCCCCGAGGCGTTCATCTTCGGCACATTCACACCTCCTGCCCCGTAACCCCACCTACAGCCAGCCCTTAGCGGGGCTGGCTCTCAGGAGTAACACATGAAACTGAAAGCACTTAAGCCGTTCTGGAAGTCGGGCACTGTGATTCTGCCCGGTGAAGACTTTGAAACGCACGAGCAGCACGGGCACGAGCTGGTCACCCGCAATATTGCGCAGGCAGCCACAGAAGATCAGGCGCCGGCAGAGAAGCCCGCCCTCAAAAGCAAAGCCACAAAAAAGGCTAACTGATTATGTCCGTGATCAGGATTGAGATCGCCATGAAGCACTGCCGCGCAGATGATGAGGATGCGAGCATGGTGCAGACCTATCTCGACGCGGCAGAAGATCACGCAGCCAAGTACCTTGGGCGCAAATTTTACCGCGACCAGTCGGCACTGGATGCGGCTGTGACTGCTGAAACTGCCGGGGCTGAGCCTTTAGTGCTTACGCCGTCGATTGAAGCGGCCTGTCTTCTCATCGTCGGGCATCTGTTCGCTCACCGTGAAGATGTTGTTATTGGATCCAGCGCTACTACCCTGCCCCGCGGCTCTGAGCACTTGCTATTCCCCTACCGCGTAGGGATGGGCGTCTGATGCGGGCCGGCGAACTGCGCCACCGCGCCGAAGTCCTGGAGCTCGGGCCTGACCTGGGAGTGAAGATAATCGCATCCACTTGGGCCGGCATCAAAGCCAAAGAATCAGCAGATCCGCCCATGGCAACCGGCCTGCGCAGTCCCGCCAGGGTAGAGATTCGCGCCCGATTCAGCACCAAACTGTTTCAGGGTCGCTACCTGCGCCACCGTGAGCGGCTGTTTTACATCACCAGCGCCCGCGATCCGGTAGGCGACAAGTCAGAGCTGCGCATTACCGCTGACGAGCTAATTGGATCTGAGGCTACTTATGTCCCGCAAGGCTTTCCATCAGTCCAGTGTCGCGCACTGATCCAGCACGAAGCGCCCTGGCTTGACGAGTTCGGCGCCGTGACTAGCTACAAGACCCGCGCCGAGGTCGCAATAATTGAGACAGGCCGCGTTCAAGTAGGCGATCAACTGTCATTCTCCGGCGTGACCTACAACGTTATTGCCTACGCAGACGGCTCAGATGATGGCGTTGTGCGCGGGTTGTGGTTGGAGGCTGTCTAAATGCAGGTATCGGTCAGGGCTCTGGGCTATGCAGACGCACAGCGTAGGCTGCGCAATGCCGGCAGACGACTTGAACCGGTGCTGCGCGGCACACTGAATACCACGGCAACGAAGACCCGCGCCGAGCGATTCGTCAGGCCGATGAAATCAACGATTAAAGGCAAGCGATTACGCCAAGCTCTGAAGATCAAGCGAGCAAACACGCGCCGCACTCAGTCAAGAATCATCCCGTCATCGTCTGGTGTGCTGATATCCGATTACGCAAAGTGGGGCTATGACGCTATAGACGCCACCAGAGGCCGGATATGGGTGACGGGGCCGAATGGCAAGAAGGTTGCAGCCGGCTTTGTGAACCCCTCAAGCGCTGGGCGTAAACCGCTCATCACCCGCACATCGAAGCGCGGCAGATCGCGAACGTACACCTACGGCAAAAAATTGCAGGAAGCCATGGGGCCGAGCGCCGCTTACTGGTTCAAGCAACTATCAGATAGGGCAACCATTAACTGGACAAACGCCTTTCTGCAAAAAGAATTTAAACGCCGAGTCGAAATCGAGCTGAGGAAATCATGAGCAAAGCCACTGACCTGACCGACTCCATCGAAACGGCACTGGCTGAGATAGCGCCAGGCGAGTTCAACACCAATATCAGGGCCGTGTATGGGATTGGCGCCGTAAAGCCTGACGCAGCGCCGCTGCCGTGCCTTCTGGTGCGCATTGAGTCAGACGAAGCCGTTGAGCAAGTCGGCGTAAAAGTGAAACGCTCGGCTCAGTATCAGATTGAGGGTGTATTCCCGCGCACAGCAACCCTACAAGAGCTTCAGTTGTGCCACCACGACATCCTGAAGGCGCTGGGCTATGGCCAGTACCTACCCGGCAGACCCCTTAAACCGGGCTGGGCGGGCGAAGATTCTGCCCAGTTTGACCTTGGCGGCGACGGCAGCACACACCGAACCGTCACGGCCATGATTAGTATTGAGTACATCGAAACCTATTAACCCGAATCATTAACCCCCAAGCCCGCCCTGTGCGGGTTTTTTTGTGACCAGAGGAAAACGCAATGGCTAACTACGCATACATGGGCAAGGGCATTGTGTCCCTCACTCCCGAAGATGGCGGCACTGCCCGCGACGTGGGCAACGTGTCCTCGTTGCAGTTCAACATCAACGAAAACATCAACAAATTGCCGAACTACCGCACAGCGGGCGGCGGCAGTTACGCACAGGTAAACCGCATCGAATCGGTGGAGTTCACCGCTACGCTGCACGACTTGAGCCCTGAGAACTTGGGTATGGTGCTGTTCGGCACCGTCACCGAAGTGACGAACGTGGCCACCATTGAAGCGCTGACGACTAGCGCGCAAACGTTTGGGATGGTGTTTGCCGGCATTAACGAAGCGGCAAGCGGGCGCACGGTTACTGTAACCGTTCACCGGGCCAAGATCGGCGCCGCTCAGGGCTTGGGCTTCATCGGTGATGACTTCGGCGCACTGGAAATCACCGGAGAGATTCTGATTGATACCAGCATAACCACTGCCGGCCTTTCGCAGTTCTTTAAGGTTGATATGGATATGGAGCCGGTTTAACCCGGTTGGCTATCGTTTACAGCGGTGATACATTCCTCTCTATCTATCAGGGAGGAATGTATGGCCATTATCATCTGTAAAGAATGCACTGGAAAACTGTCGAGTAGCGCCAAGGCTTGCCCGCATTGCGGGTCAAAGGTGAATCGAAAGGTTGGCTTGGTAGGCTGGCTCGCTGTTTTGCTCATCGTGCTGCCAGGCGCATGGGGCATAGGGAAGGCCATGAACGCCGACCAGGAGTCGAGCATTGCGCGCGCGAGTGAGCCGGTGAAGCCTTCAGACAGGGAAGAACCGGGCAGCACTACCGCCAAGGAAAGCTGCCGCAATATTTCAGAGTATGCGAAGCAGGTGATGATAGGCCGGCAGGGAGGCATGCTGCTCTCTGAAATGCCTACCGGCGACAATGCGCTGCTGGAGATGGTGATGATCAGGGCTTACGACCAGCCCAGATACTCTACGGAAGCGATGGTTAAGAGAGCGATTGTTGACTATCAGAATCAGATATATCTGGAATGCATCAAACAGGCTTCCTGAAACCCTAATCATCAAACACAAAGACCCGCTTCGGCGGGTTTTTTATTGCCCGGAGTAAAAGAATGACGCACCAAATTCTGTTCCCTGAAAACCAGCAAGTAAGCCTTGGCGGCAAGACCGTTGATATTAAGCCGGTGCGATTCGTAGACTTTGAGCGATTCGGCAAGGCGGCAGGCAATGCCATTGCGATGGCAGGCAGTCAGACCACAGAGCAGCTTTATGTGTACGCGAGCAAGTCCGGTGTGCTGCTGGATATTCTCGGCACCAGCACCAGCTTGAGCCGTTGGGCCATAAAGCGCCTACCCGCAGCCGTTGCCGTACAGCTGATGTTTGAGGTGATACGGGTCAATAAGGATTTTTTCGAGCAAGCCCTGGTAAGCGCGGAAAGAGCGCTGGCTGGGGCGTAGTTGTTCAGCAGCTTATCAGTGCTGGGCACCGGCTCGACGACGTGAAGCAGTACACCCTGCCGCAGATTCAGCTGTTCGCGAAAGAAGCAGGCAAGCGTGATGCCCAATCTCTACGATACATGGCAATGGCGGCACGTTCTGCCAATGCAAAACAGCAAGATTTCGACAAAATGATGAGGTCGCTTGATGGCGGGGAAAATTAAGACGCAGCTGGTCATCGAGGGCAAAAACAACGCATCGAAGGCTTTTAAGCAGGCAGATGACCAACTTCTCGGCATCAGCTCGGCAGCCAAGAAGGCCGGCGCGGCTCTGCTGGCCACATTCTCAGTGGCGGCCATCGGTGTTTGGGTCAAAAACAGTATCGTGGCAGCCGATCAGGCCCGCAAAACGGCGCAATCCATCGGCCTAACTACCGAATCATTCACTGGCTTGCAGTTTGCGGCCAGCCAGTCAGGCGTTGCCACCACCGAATTTGCAGGCGCACTTACTCGCCTGAGCCGCTCACTGTCCGATGCGGCCACCAAAGGCGGCATACCGGCAGATGTTTTTGCTCAGCTGGGCATTTCCGTGCTTGATGCCGAGGGTAATCTGCGCTCTGCCGACACCGTTTTAGCGGATCTTGCCGACACTTTCCAAAATATGCCAGATGGCGTCGAGAAAACAGCCGCAGCGGTAGAGCTTTTGGGCCGATCCGGCGCAAGGCTTATCCCGCTACTAAATGGCGGCTCCGAAGGTATCAAGGCGTTAACCGAGCAGGCTGAGCGGCTGGGACTGGTTGTCAGTGACGAACAAGCCGCCGCTTCTGAGCGATTCAACGACAACATCGCGGCGCTGGGTGGCGCCTCAAGGGGCGCGGCCAATACTGTGGCAGGCGAGTTGCTGCCGACCCTGAACGAAATGAGCGGCCTGCTGCTTGACGTGGTGGAAGACGGCGAGTCAGCAAAGGTCATGGCTGGAGTGCTTTCCTTTGGACTAAAATCACTGGCTACCGTAGTTATAGCGGTAAGCACCACTTTCACTAACCTTGGCCGAGCCATCGGAGGGGTCGCTGCCGCGGCGGTTGCAGCTGTGAATGGTGATTTTTCAGAGGCCGGCCAGATACTCAGGGACGTGACCGCCGACAACGAGAAAGCAACAGCTGATGCCGAGCGGCGCATTAAGGGAATATGGGACGGTACCTTTGCTGAGGCTGGCAGAAAAGCTGAAGATACCGCGAAGACATTGCGCAAAATGGAAGAGGACGCTATCAAAGCCGCGGAGCGCGCTAACAAGGCATTTGCAGATTCTTACAGAACCATGCTTTCTTCCGCTAAGTCCGCTCTGAGAGACTTAGTAAGCGAAGAAAAGAAGGCCCTTAAAGACCTGGAAGACCTGCGCCAAAAGCGTGTTGACATCGAGGAGCGTTACGCCGGCATTATCGACAGGTTCAGCGGCGGAAAAGGCGACACCGAGCCCTCCTACGCCAAAGCGCAAGATCTAACCGTAGCCTCCCGCAAAGCCCTGGTAGATGGCGACTCCGAAGGTGCGGCCAAAAAGGCGCAAGAGGCGTTAAAAGTCCTAACCGATCTGGCAGACGCAGGCGAGAACACCTACGGTTTTGCCGGATTCGTTAAGCAGCTGAAGGGCATTGAGCTAGCCGCCAACGATATCGAGAAAACCAACGCCGAGGCCAAACTGCAATCCATCACCGATAAAGTCGCGGAGATGAGCGCCAAAATTGACGGCTTGACCGAGTTCGACATCAAGCTGGAGCTGACCGAGGCAGAAAAGCAGAAGATCATCACCCAAATTGAGGATTTGCGTAAACTTCTCGGCCAGCCTATCCCGATAAAGCTGCAGAACCCTAAAATCTCCGGGCCGATTGAAGGCTTCGCTTCAGGCGGCAAGATCAGCGGCCCAGGCACCGGCACCAGTGACAGCATCATGGCCAGACTTTCGAATGGCGAGTACGTCATTAAGGCCGCCGCCGTGCGCAAGTATGGATCGCACATGCTGGACAGCCTGAACGGTATGCGTTTGCCCAAGTATGCCGATGGCGGGCTGATTGGTAGCGTAGCCGAAGGCTCCGGCAGCGGCTCGACTCTAAACCTATCCCTCGACGGTCAAAACTACGCGCTCAACGGCCAGGCAGACACCATTGCCGACCTTGCCAGCGCTGTCCGCAAAGCCAACTTAAAGCGCAGGTAATCCATGGCAAAGTTCATACTTGGCGGGATACCCGTCACGCTTGAGAGTGGCGAGCCACAACACCTTTACAGCTACGCCGGAGGCCGCACCGATGTTCGCTTGAGCCAGGGCAAGCCGGTGGCCATGCGCAGCTTCACCAAGCGCTTAATCACCATCAGCGGCACCGGCTGGGTCAGCACCGGCCTTGATTCGCTGAACTGGGACAACTATCACGTACTGCAATGCGCTGTGCCACTGCGCGTGTCCGGTTCCTCGACAAGCCTCACTATTACAGCAGACAGCCGGCCAGATGAGCCTGTACTGGCGCAAGCCCTGGTTGCCGGGCAATGGGTCGGGACTCCGGTAGCCATGACCGGCAGAGTTGGCGAGATCACCCCCGTAGCCGGCGCGACCATGTACACGCTGACGTGGTATCCGCAGTTTACGGTTCTGTGCGAGCCGCCCGACGAGGGTTACGGCTCCGGCGCCGTGGACTGGCAAATCGTTTGCAGCGAGGTGTAGCGCGTGATTAATAGCCAGCCTCTCAACAGCGGTCCGATTAACGGTTTTCAGTCTGCAGCCGTCGAGCCCCCTACCCCCGCCGTGGTGATTGACCCTGGCCCCGGCTTTGTGTGGCGCTGGATAGCTACGCTAGGCGGCGTTGATGTATCGGACAAGATCACCGGCCAGGTGCGGATCGAGGCGCAGGAAGACGGGGATATGATTGCCGCGCTCGATCTTTGGCTTGGTGATGATCCCGTTAGCATCTACAGCTACACCGGCCAAACGCTAATCCTCGACTTTGTTGTGCTTGGCGATCCTGAGGTAGTCAGCCGACGATTTACCGGGCAGCTGGTACAGCCAGAATTTGACGTGCTCACCCGCGTACTGTCCTGCACCGGAACCACCCGGCTGAGCGGAACCTTTGAAGCCAAAGAGATTGCCGAAATCGACCAGTTCGTGGGCGGCAGCTGGTCTGTGGATGTGTTTGAAGAAACCGCTGGGCGCAGTCGATGGGATTACACCAAAGAGCGCATGAGCACCCGCACCGCAGGGCTGAGCGCCGACCGCTTTGGCCAGCCAAGAATTACGCCCTGGTATTCGCCGGCCATCGCTTACGAGTTCGGTCCCGGCAGCACGATTTACCAGAGCCTGGACGTTGCTCTGGCCTCGCTAAGCGAAGCCACCAATACCATTGAACTTGAAATTGATTACCGCTTTCCGCGCTACCGTCAGCGCAACATGAACTACAGCTGGACCAACCCGCTAACGGGCGGCAGCGATGGGGTTGGTGGTCTGGTCAACTGGCTGGACGCCGGATCTTCCGAGCTGCCAGACATTGAGATGATTACAGAGGCTGTGCAATCTTCGGGCTGGTTTTTGGCGGCGGCGGATTGGCAGCGCTTGCCGGGTAGCACTACCCTGCCTGACGGCTCTGCCTGGATAAACAAATTTCTGGACCTGCTGCTGGGCGCTGACTTCTCAACCGCTATCCGTTGGTCGCAGCGAGCCGTTGAGCGCTACATTGTACGGTTGGAAGTGGCTGCGTCCATCGCTTCCGTGGGCGAGGTTATCTATCGCGACCGCATTGTGCTGGATACCGAAACTGACACCGACCGGCTGTGGGAGCAGAGCGGAGAAACTGAGATAACCGGCACCGTTGTGGCGTCTGGAGATTACCCGGTTGATACGCTCCCGCGCCGCGACCAGACGCGCTTAGATACTGCCGCCGATACCGGCCTACGCCGCGCCCGCGCTCAGCTGCTATCTGCACAGCGCGGAAATATCGTGAGCTGGCAGGTTCCGCTGGCTCACGCGCTCGGCGTTGATGTGGGTCAGCGCCAAAGGCTCAGCGACCAAGGCGCAACAGTGACCGGTTCCGTGGTCGCGTTGACCGAAGAGGCCGACACCCAAACCGGATCGGCACTACTGACCATTAGCATTGCAGTCAGCCAGGGTGACGCCTCGGCGATAGCGGATGTGCTGCAGCTGCCAGACGCTCCGGTATTTACCGACGATACCGCGCCAACCATCAGCGGCATACTGCCGACGCAGCTGATCCAGAACTCCAGCAGCCCGCCGTATGACGAAGCTCTGCCCGGATTCTCTGGCGCCTACTCCATTGGCACATGGAACCCTGCGGATCGCTACCCTCGCCGCTTTGCCGTGCCTACGCCAGAAATACCTGCGCAATGGCGGGATGAGATCGTTGCAGAGCAGCCGGTAATTATTCGCATAGCGCCACCCGTTGATGAGTTGGAGGTTTAAACATGGCCGCACCCACTGAGCGCACGGCACGAATGCGTGGAAACCTAACATCACGCGAGCAGCGCCTCACTGAAAGTTTAATTACTGGCCTGCAGGAGTTGGCAGAGCCAGAACGGCAGCCGCCCAAGCTGTCTCGATCCGAGCCAAGGGGCGCCATTCCTTCGGGCCGCGGCTATGCGGAATCGAACTATCAGCCAGGCACGGCGACCTCTACCGGGGGTGGTATTGCCAGTCCTCTGATTGAGGGTGAAGTGCCGCCGCCCGCGCCAGATAGCAACCCGACGCAGGATATGACTGCCGAGCCAAATCTCGATCGCCTGTATTGGCCGCAAGGGCTCAAGAGCAGTGACGGGCTGTTCGTTCTTCCCTCTATAAAAGAGCTGGTTATGCGTGATGCTAACGGGGCGAAAGTCGTCATACTGCTGGCCGACCCTGACCCAGAGGTGGCACCCTGATGAGCAATGTTCCGCCGTGGGGCTGCCCCTATCATGGGCTGATACAGAACAACCAGCTAACGCTCCCGAATGGCGACACATTACCGTGCCGTCAGCCAAACGGCTTTAGTTTTGAGCGCGGGCATACTCACCTTGTGCAAGTACCTGACGCGCCAGAAACAACCCGAACAATTGACGAGCTTGCCGAAGATACTGCGAGCGGCAGGCAGTGGCTTGACCAGGCCTTGATATCTGGCAACCAGATCCACGGGGTTTATATCGGCAACGGGGCAATGATTTACATTGCACCGGACGGTAGCCGGTGGCTGGTTAACGCCAGCTTGCATGGCAGTAATGCGGGCACGACAGCCTCCACCGTTACGCTCCGGCGCTTTGGCATCATCGGGGGCGAGCCGGAAGAGTACACCTATGCCGTCCCCGTACCTGATCTTTCAGCGGAAAGCGCTTATCACGGAGTTCAGCCTTCTGTCGTTCAAGTTCGTATGTTCCATGCCCACCCTCAGGGCAAAGCGGCAGTTTTCGGTCTGTTTGCGAAATTGGTTAACTATATAGAATATGCCGCTCTGGCCTGGCTGGAGCTTTCTTTGAGCGGACCGGCAGATGATTGCATTATTGGTATCGCTTTGATCCGAGATGCAGCCACTACGGATGGGGTCTTGGCAGAGCTTGACGACTTTGGCTCTGTGTCTCAGTTTACACGCTGGCTTGTGGCAGATTCCGTTGAAACTGGCAGCCCTGCCAGCGCATACCCTGCTTGCTCCGACAGCTACCGGCGCGACATAACTTATTCAATTTCATCAGATAGCGCTGGATCAATTCAGCAGATATCAGGAATCCTGACATCAGGCGCACAAGTAGCGCGGCGGGTTCAACAGGGGATTATCATCGGCCTGCTGTATACCGAAATGGGCACACTCCAAGAAGTAACCGTTGAGGCTCAGCTCGAAAGGGTGATAACCGGGGGCGCTCTTACGATCACAAGCACCCCCTATGTGCTGGCTTATAACTTTACCCCGGGGGACGGGGTGTGCGTTCAGCAGATTACGCAAGAGCAGAATGGTGAGGCGACTGTTCAGCAATCAGGTACATTTGAGTACACCACCACCCTGGTAGTTCGCTATGGTGGCCAGGAGATTACGCGGCAATCGTTGAAGGATATTACCAACAGCACATCCACCTTTAACTATACGCGGTCAGCTTCGGGCGAGCCCACCGTGGCTCTTGGGTCACGCACCAGCTCCCACCAGTCCATCCCAGGTGCAAGCGGAACAAGCAGCATAGAGCCAGGCCCTGGATGGAGTAGCTTAATTTCAGGCTCGGTCAGGGGAGGTATGGACTCTAGGATTTATGCGCTTGAGATTTCCGCCATCGCATTCTGGGCTAGTTCTTCCAACGGGGAAGTCGTACAAGGCGGCCAAACAATTCGACTTATAAGGCTCAGTAATGGGCTTTATAGTTTTGTAATGATTAGAAGGGCCGTCGGCGAATTCCTAAGCCGATACACGTACCTGGCTGATGCGGGAACGCCTTCTGGCCCTGTAGTTTTGGAGGAATTGACCACCTTCAGCAGCAGTTCGCAAAGCACAAATCCAGTTCCACACGGCAGCTACAACCCCATAACCGGGCAAGCGGTAAGAGCCTTTAACCCTGTTTGCTGGACCTAACACCGGAGCACTCATGAACTTTATTAACAACTACTCCCAGCCCATTGCCCTGGCATTGGGAGCGACTTCTATTGCTTTGGATCTACCCGATGGCGAGTACAGGCTAACGCTAACCGACAGCGAGACAGCAAGCACACGATGGGAGATTGTCGGCGCTGTGGTCGTCAGCGGTACCGCTACACTTCAGCGCGGCCTTGAAGGCACTGCGGCCCAGCCGTGGCCAGAGGGAAGCGTTATCTATAGCGCCCTGACAGCAGGATTGATGCAGATCATATTTGAGAGGTTGCTGCCAGTTGGCGGAACTGCTGGACAGCTGCTCAGCAAGCTATCGGATACTGATTTTGACGCCCAGTGGATCGACGACCCAAGCCTGCCAAGCTTTAGCGGTGCGCTGAGCGGGCGCTTGTTCGTAGCCTATCTTGACAGCGACGACAGCCAGCTCAAAGCGGCAGTGATTGACCTTGCAGCTGGGACAATCGAACCGTCTGCGCCATGGATGCTAGCATACACAGGCGCGGCAATTGGGGCGGCAGATTACGACCAGACCGTCAGCCTGCTCGCGGCTTTCCCGAACTCAAGCAGCAAGATTCAGATATTCCAAGGCCCAGAGTTTACGGCCGGCGCTACCAGCAGCGCGGCTGGGACGGGTGGCGGCGTAGCATGGAAGCCTGGCGGGGCAATGCTTGTAGCGGTAACAAGCGGCGGCGCAGTTATTCCCATGACCTACAACGCCTCATCTACTCCGGAGCTTCAGTTGGTGCTTGGCGGGACAGGCGAAATACCGGGTGTTACTCCAAGCGTTATGTCGATGTGGTCGCCCGACGGGACTTATCTCTACGTTCCAACTGGTAATGGTATTCAGCGACACAACGGCACAACCTTTGCGCTGATTGATACCGTGCTCGATGAGCAGATTTTTCAGTTCGCACTCTCGGCGGACGGATCGACCGCCGCCGTGCGCTCTTACAGTTTCAGCACATACGAAGAAAGCATTCGAATCGTTGAAACCTCCGGCTGGACAGTGCTTGCCACCTTCACTGGTTACTCCCAGGTGAGCATAGGAGGCGATATGACTCAGCGGATGGAGTTCAACCCGGCAAACTCTCAGGAGCTTGCCGTTGCAGTGCAGGACAGTATTGGCGGGGTTGATGCTTCCTGCGTGATTCTTAATACTGCATCACCTGGTACCGAGATAGTCATCAGCCCCGCAGTGGATTACGACGCCGGAGCATTCTCGGGCAAACAAGTGGCATGGAGCCCCGGCGGCGACCGGATTTACGTCGCAACCAACGCAGGGCTACATAGCTACACTGCTGCCGATTGGACTTACGCTGGCACACTGCCAAACATTAATGCTGATGCGATGGTAGCGCTGCCATAAATTAGCACCCTCACCTGCTGTAATATACAGTCCGCAACCCATTGATTGCGCTCTTATGCGCTGCCTGCGCTTTATGCGCCATTTTTAAGCCAATTTTATTGATTTATGGCGCTTTTTCTACGATGCACTATCGCCTTGACATGGCAGAGGCTCAAGCTGCCAAATCGTCAATTTACAATCCAAAATGACTATGCAACCCTTTGATCTATAAA